TTCTGCTTTGATTTTATCAGTGTTGGCCTTTACCAATTCCCCATACCTAGTCTGTTCTGATATCTTAAATTTCAGTATATCAGACCCTCTTTTTTCAAGACTATTAGCTTTGGTATACAACCCCGCCGACTCTGCCAAAGTTTTTGCTTGCTCGTTCAAATTAAAGAGTTTTTCGACCTCTAATTCAAGGGTTTGTCTACTTTCTTTCGACACCCCTAAAGCGGCAGCGGCTTCATTTACTTTCGCAAGCTGCTCATTGCTTTTCTTTTGTAATACTGCAAGTTTACCTTGAGTAGATTTTGCACGTTTCAGATCTCTAGCCAGTGTTCGTTTATCTAGTCGTTCTTTGGTTTTTTCAGCACTTTTGAAACTGTCTTGAACCAATTTATCGGCATTCTTTACGAACTTAGAGACCTCATCAAGGTTTGTCTTATAGAAATCGAGAAGATTATCGCTCGCTACTTTCAATCCCGTAGCAGCCAGATCAATATTATCGTCACGAATACGCGCAAGCCTTGCCTCTTCCTGAGCAGCGAAGGTGTAGTATTGACCAGCGGCCTCAGCAATACCTTTGTAAGCTTCTCTCTGTTGTTCAGCGAAATCTTTGTTAAGTTTCTCTATTTGCTTCAACGCAGCAATTTGGTTAGCTTCCAAAGTATTGGCAGCTATGGCCGCCGTGTCCACTTGGCCAGTCAGAACTCTGAAACCATCTTTAAGCTTACTAACTGTATTATTGACCAAGGTCAAAGAATTGGCTACAAAAGGAAGAACTGTTGTTCCCAATTTAGTTGCTGCATTGCTCATTCTCTCTAACTCAACGGTGAGTTTGTGAGCATCTGATTTTGCAAACTCAGCCCAGGCATCTGTGGCCGACGTGGTAGCATCTTCTATCAGCCCCATGGCTTCTGTCAATTGACGACCTTCATCGGTCATAATACCAAGTTGACCAGCGATAGCTCGCACATTCCTGAGCAAGGCTACCATCGCTTGCGTACTTCCGCCCGTCTCTTGAGCTAGTTTTTTCAACACACCGCCAAGCCCACCGAAGGTAGCTATAGCTTGCGGAGCATCCTCCACTCCCCATTTTCTAAAGATCTCACGAACTTCATCTGTTGGTTTGATAAGTTTTGTCACCACAGCACGAAGTTGAGTAATGGCAGTGTCGGCTCGAACACCTTGTCGAGTCATGACCGCGATTGCAGCAGCAGTCTCTTCCCATGCAATGCCTAACTTAGAAGTGAGAGGTGTGACACGCCCGATGACATTCGCTATTTCGCTCATTCGCAAACGACCTAATTCGATCGTTTTGAGCAAAGTACCTGATACGTGTTCAGCTTGTTCAGCAGACAAGCTGTAGGAGTTCATGACAGACGAAAGTGCATTAACAGCATCTCCAGTCTCGGAGTGCGTGACAGTGGCTAGCTTAGCGGCTTCAGATGTAAAGTTAAGAGCTTCACCGGCTTCGACCACTTGATTTGACAAGGTTTGATAAAACCCCTCTGCCAAAACCTGAGCACCAGTACCGAGAGCATCAGACATTTTAATAATGTCAGCAGTTAATTTACCGCTTGATCCAACAGCACCACCACTGATGGTCTGAATTTCTGCTATAGCCAGACCAAGAAGACGTGCATCTTCGATCCCTTCTTTCATTTTCTGAATTAACGCATTCAAACCCCTGACAATGATCTGAGTTTGTACAACCCGAGCCATCGTTTTCCAGGAAACGGTGAACTCGTTCGCTGCTTTCCCCGCACTCTTTGTACTTTTGGTGACTTTTTGTAATGATGTATCCACACCAGTACTTTGCAGAGACTTCATAGCTGTGTTGGCTTCATTGAGCTTAGAAGTCAACTTTGTGAGGTTGGATATAGCGCTTTTAGCATCAAAACCTAGTTTTTGTGTGATATCTGCCATATTACAGTTTCTTCCCGGTTATAAACTGGTAGGGATTAGGTAGCTTCGCAGTGACGGCTACTTTTTCCCATGCTGCCAAAGCACGCGACTGAAAGTTATAGGGGGTAAAACGAACTTTGTTACTGAATGGTGCTGGAGGGATGCCTGCAACAGCACTGTTATACTCATTGTAGGCGAGATATCTGAGATTGGTTTCATAGATGAAACCTGCATAACCTTTGCTCTCTACTACGCCGCTTCCTGCCGATGTGCTCGAACCAAGAGACACTCTGCTCTTAGTTCTGAGAGGCCCTATCGACACATTTGTTCCAAGTTCCCTCGCCAACTTCTGGAATGTAGCTCGCGAAGCTCCAGACCACGTCGGGATAGGCGTGCTATCAACTGCGGCATGAATCCAAGCTTGCCCTGCTCTCTCGTTTAATGAACGGAGAGCAGTTAGCAAAGCTTTGGAGTAAGCAGTTAAATCTAAGTGGAGAGAACGAAAATCAGTTTTGAATTTCATCTCAATCTCGGCATTGTGGCTTTGGCCATTTCAAAACGTTCATGTTCAGCAGTTTGATGAAAACCAATAACATAGGCCTGTTTCATGGCATCTAATTCATCCCAGCAAGGATGGAATTTACTTTTGAAACCCGGAGGCAAAATGCCGAATTCACGACATGCTGACCATATTGAATACTCAGCGGTACGATGAGGTGGCCAGAGAACTTTCCGGGCTACGCGCCCTGACCAAGTAGAAAAGACTTTCTAGCCTCTTCAATCTTAGCGTCATCAAGGGAATTGGCCGCCATTACAAGAGTGATAATTCGACCTGTTTCAACTGAAGAAAGTCCTGCTTCCCAAAGTTCTTCTTGCCATTTCGGCCAAGTTCGAGGTTCATCAAGCTTTACTTTCTCCCATTCAATATTGCTTGGTTCGAGAGATTTGATAAGTAGGAAAGCAAAGCGTTGTTCACCTCGACGCACGACAGCGGCAAGATAATTCTTATCTTTTAGATCTGCTTGATTACCTCCCTTCGCTTGAATCATTGGGGCAATCGGCTCAGGAGCGAGCTTATCGAATTCGTCGTCGATAGCTACCGCGATGGCGCGAATCGGAATATCATCGCCATCGGTTCGGGGCAATACGAGGAGTTCTTCACAAGGGGCAACAGTAATTCCACCAATTTTCATTTTCGGTCTCCAAGGTAAGGCAAAGGAAATGAGGTGTTAGTGAGGTGGCGTGTCTCGCCACCTCACTAACCAATAACACTTAACACTCGGCGTCAGTCGAGCGATTAACAGTCGGTTCGCTAACATTACAACGTCCAGAGACAGCAATAGTTGCTTCTCCAACATCATAATCTAGCGATTCATATCGGAAATCAGTAAACAGAACATCTTCGTCTTCATCCGTGCCACAAGGTACACAATGCTTCGCGAGAATGTCGATACAATAAGGTTCACAGAGATCGGACGAAGTAGAAACCCACTCCGACGCCTCTCCTTGATTCTTCAAGGCATCTGTGGCTGTAATAGTCTTACCGGATTCAGTCTTGATATACTCATAGACAAATTCCATAGCCATTTCTACCGGTTGTTCATCGGCTTCCTTGACAGTGTCAAGATCACCACGCTCGCGAAGGTACTCATACTCTTTCGCTTCGGTCCAAGTGAGGTTACCTTCACCAACCTTGATCTCAATTCGCTGATTGATGAACGTCAATGCACCTTCAACGTTTCCACTGTTATACGTTCCAGCACCAAGAATTGGAATAATAACAATGTTGGTCGTAGGTCCATTAGCAGACGGAGTTCGGCCCGTCACGGTATGCACCGTATTTACTGTTTCACCGTTGACCGTCAGTCTAGCACCTACCGGAATCAGATTAGTCGTGGTGGTGTTGAGCACAATTGTGTCAACATCCAAAGAGGCATCATTCAAGGTGCCATTAGCGGACAAATTACCTGTCCCAGCAAGCCCATCTTGTACGTAGATGGTCACGTCGCGCATTTCGATTCGCGCCATTATTCTTCTCCTTTAAGAGATTGTGAATTCACTTTTGCCGACCTGCAATCGGCACAAACCCGCTCTAGAAGCGGTAACTCAGTTCTAACATGTAGCACCGCACGGCACATGTAAAATTGATTGGTTAAGTATAATCCATATGGAAGACAGCATCCACTTCAGACTGTCTGACAGGGGTATCTTTGTCCAGTTGGCCGAAGTGGTAGATACGAGCTGCTTCGTTCTTACCTTTTCCGATTTGCAAACAACCTACCAGAAGTCCGTTGTCGTCGGCTCCTGAGCCCTTTTTGTAAATAGGGATAGGTAGGAGCATCTCATCGGCGAAAACACCCGTCCATTGAATCAAATCATAGGCGTTATTGTCGATTGGGTCCATCGCTTTGGTAAACAAGAAATTGATGACAACATCGACGTTATAGTATCCATTGCTTACTTCTTTCATTGAAGGACCTGTTACTCGCGCTTCAACATGATTTGACCGCATTGTCTCTTCCGACCGTTCGTCAATACCTTCGACGAAATAAGTAAGAGAGATTCCATCGGCGACAAGTCGGAAATGCTCGGCAACAGACTGGAAGATCCAGCGAGGTAGATTCTTATCCATTGTCGATCTCCAATTAAACTATAGCTACAGTAGCAGTTTGTGTGAGGGAGAGAAGGTAACCATTTGTCTTTACATGGTGATCTTCATAAACGGGAGCACCTTCAATAAGTTTTGCGTGTACCAACCAAGCTGTTTTGTACTCGAATTCTTCAACTTTCTTAACGTTATATCGCTTACCATCGAAGCCGAGCCAATCATCATGTTTGATTTCGTAAGATGACGGAACATCAGTTCGGTCGATGATGAAACGCCTCACACCAGGATCAAATGTGCCACCTTGTACAACCTTTTTGTTGGCTGAGATCATCGAGATGGTTTGGATGACATCACGAGTCAAGTTGACCGGAAGTACGACGGCGCGAGGCACAAACGTCGAAGTGTGTGTCTGAGTTTTGACACCTGTATTGTGGTTGGTGCTCACTGATCCAAGCTGGTAAACCGTGATAGGATTACCATAATCTTTCTTCATTGCTCGAATTGCTCTCCTAATGAATCGGATCAAGTTGTAGTTTGGCCTAACCATTGAGTTGCGCCCTAATTTCAGAAACAAGGTTAATTAGACGAAGTTGTTCGGTGTTGGCGGCAATGACAGCAGAGTTGTCTTTAACCATTTTGACAAGTGTTTCAGTGTTAAAGTCTTCCAACTGTTTCACACGTCCTATAAGTCCTTCTTCCCGTTTCCAATCCCTCCAAATGAAGAACAGGATTATTCCAACTATCGGGCCAAAGTCTTTTAACAGGGTTATATAATCCATACCAACTCCTTTACAATGTCACAATATTGTTTACTTCTATGTCGATTGTATCCGTGGTCAGTGCTATACCAAGACGTACCACTATATCAGAATTGCCAGTAGGAGGCGTGGAAGCCATTTGACCAGCGGTCGTACTCAGATAATAAACAGCCCCAGGCGTGAGATTAGTGGTCCCAATAATGCTAGTCCAATCGGACAAGGTCACAATACCTTCTGAAAGAACTGTTGCAGTGCCTCCACCGGATGCCGACACTGAAACCAAACCTAATACTTGAGCAGTGGAAAGGGTATCTGCATCAGAGAGAGAGATGGTGTTGCTACTTGAGACATGTACAGGTTGGCCAACCGAAACAGGTTGTGAGGCTATCAGTTCATGCTTGCTCAGATCGTCTTCACCTGTTGCAGATACTTCATTTATTTCGATGTCGATTTTTGAAGTACTAACTGCGAGTCCTATTTTCACTACTGTGTCAGTAGGAGCAGAAGGAGCAGTAGTAGTTATGTGCCCAAATGTCGTACTTAAGTAATAGAGACTCCCAGGTGTGAGATTAGTTGTTCCAGCAATAGCTGTCCAATCAGAAAGATTCACACTGCCCTCTGAGAGAACTGTTGCTGTAGTATTAGCTGAGGCCCCTACTGATACTAATCCCAACACTTGAGCAGTGGAAGAATTCCCTGCGTTGGCTAAATTAACTGTGCTATCACCTGAAACGTATACAGGCTGACCAGCAACAACAGTTTGATCGACGGTCAAATCGTATTTGCTCAAATCCGGATCTCCTCCACCACCGCCAGGAGGAACATAACCGTCGAGAGCAGCGTGAACAAAATCATTCAAGCTTAAAGTATTTTCTGCACTTCGCTCTCTGTCTATATTGAAAGTCGCGAAATCAGAGACAGAGAGATTTTGTGACGCTGGATCATTGGCATGATTATTATGCCATTCACTAACTGAATTCAATGTTAGTGTGTTTTGTGCGGACAAAGAAAAATCACCAAGAAATACCACAGAATCACTAAGCCCAAGGCCAGAGCTTGCACGTAGATGCTTCTCTAATAGTCCCACACTGCCATTCGTCGGCACCATAGGGGTTCGGGTATTATATGAGATTCTGTTCATTTGTACGCCAAGATGTTGACTTCAGCCCCAGAAGCTTCTTCGATGAAGCGAATTGCTTTCAGATCACCGTTATACCAGACTGATTCACCAGCGTGGATTCTCACGCCTACAGTAGTTGTAGGATCTGTACCGTCATCTCTATACCGGACGTTTTGAGTCAAAACTTGAATGATTGCTACGCGAGCATCTCCGATACTGACACCTTGCACAGATGTCGGAGTAAGTTGCCGGTACCCTGCGGGTTCAACGGCGGCATCAGCAACAAAACGGTCAGCAAAAGCCATGGCTGTCTCCAGAATGGGAAAAGTAGACCTGACGGGCCATTTACAAAGTGACCCGTCAGGTCGCTATCAAGATGCAGGTCTTTCACCTGCGTTGATTACGCATACAGGACACAACCGAGGTTGGTATCCAACGTAGCCACGCCGCACAACATGTCCAGGGTCACGATAGTACCCTGAGCATCGATGTCATACTGCATCGCAACTCGCATGGCGAGATCGTTGTAGCTACCAACGGCAGCCGAGACACCCAGCGAGCCACTCGGCAACGCGAGCGGACGGCTCACGAGGGCAAGAGCATCCCGATGGAATGCGAAATTCCACGAGCCTTGAGGGCCGGGGAACGCACTATCAGCAGCCGTAACGCCAACTTCAAGCGGACGATCAAGCCAAACGATAACACTCGTGGTGTTTACCGAATCGGTTTCGATGATCGTATACTCCTTGCGGTCACCTCCGGCATCCGTACCGAACGCCAAAATCTGACCTACGACGGGCAGCTTATTGGCAGTAATGGTGTTGAGCGTGACGCCCTTATCATAGCCGGCGGCATACGTTGCACCAACAGTGGCGGGCTCGAAAGCATACCCAACGGCGTTAGCCGAAACAGCATACTTGTAAGGCTCAACCAGAGTAATACCAGTAAGGGTACCGGTGACAGCTTGAACTTCATGCGGCTGACCTTCACCAGTGAACCAAACGTAGGCACCAACAGTAGGGGCAGACCCGGCAGTACACGCCTTGTTACCGGTGTCACCGAGCGATGCGCCAGCAGTATGGTTCAGAGTCAGAGTATCAGCATTTGCCAAAGTGACGTAGTTGACATTCTGATTCATGTAGGTGTCGAAGCCAAGGACACGACCCAAGCGGGCCTCTTCCAGAGCCGTTCCACCATCACCACGCTGATTCGCAGCAATGAAGAGTTCGGTCTTCAACATTTGAGTCTCAGCTTGCGGGCTGATAACCAAATTGCGGCCATTCGGATAAGCCTTGTTGATGTTCATAATTTCCCGAGTTTCGAGAATCCAATCCTTCGCATTCGAGGCGCTCATCTCAGCCAGACGGCCAGCGTTATTCGAGTTGAATTCATGGACTTGACCGCAAAGAATGCGATCCACGGAACGAGCCATCTGCATCGCAGCAGGCTCCAAATGGAACTCGATCAATTCCTTGAACGAGAGACTTGCCTCTTCATCCTTGATAATAAACGAGACATAAATGTGCTGATTCAGAGGAACCTGCACGTTCGTGCTGGAAGCATCCTGCCTAACAATACTGTCAGACTGGGCCTTCCGCTTAGTGCTAAATTCTCCGGGTCGCCGGGTATTAACCACGTCACCGAAGCTCGCCACCAGAGGAGAGAAATCACGGTGGACCAAGTTGGCCATCGCTTTTGTTACAGTGCCACCGTTTCACTGGCGTGGTCATTTCTGCCACACTCTGCATGTCTCCATGCAGGCCGGACTCTATCATAATCCCAACTGAGATTGTCTTCAATCCACAGTTTGCAAACTAGCAAACGTCTCTGACGTTGCTCTGATTCGTCACCAAGAAGTTGATTACATTTATGGCATACAACACCATAAACAGTGTCGCCAACGTGATGTACACATTTCTTTGTGTTCAGTTCACAGTCACAGCAAGCACAGTTTGAAGCTTTATTCCTTGCTTCTGTTGCTTGCTTTGAATGTAATAGTCTGTCGTTGCTCCTTTGACAATCGAAGCACACTTTTAAGGTACCTCGCCCTTTTGGGGTACGAAAAGATTTCTTTGTTAGAAGTCTCTTGCATTGGGAGCACATTTGGGACTCGCAGCGTATAGTCTCTGAGGATTCTTCTACGACATTGATATTCCTTCCAAAGTCGCGAAGCCTTTCCTGCTGATTGTCTCTATCAAGAAGATTTTCACGAGATGATTTCATGTATATCAAAGCTAGTTTTATTCTTTGTAAATCTTCCTCGGTTTCTTGGCCGAGAATGTGATTACAATGAATACAAACAAGTCCTTGGACTCCTTGGTCGGTGTGATGAATATGTCTGCCTTTAGCACTGACAAATTGCTCATCACAACACATACATTGTTCGTGCGAGTAAAGATATTCAAGAAAGCTTTCGGATATTCCATATCGCCTGGCATTGATATCAATACTCTTACACGGTTTGCAGATGTACTCGCATCCAGATTTGTTTCGTTTGCTTTTATAGAACTGTGACAAATCTTTATCGAGTTCACATCTACGACACTTCATCTTCGTACCTCTTGCCTAACGAGGGTTTCCAGCATATAGCTGCGTTTGCACACAATCATTACTGACTGCGGGATCTAGGGTTAAATCATGTTCTCTTCTAGGATTGCGAGCGACTCTTCTGCCCACAGTTCGGGAATCAGCGCATCGTTGTCATTAGCGTAACACAGAGGGTAAAAGTTCATTATTGAACTCCTTGTTTGTTTGAGTAAATTTGTAAATCACTCCCAGGTGTATTCAAGTCTTGTATCCCTGGTATTCACAAGACGAAACCCGGTCTTACCGGTATGTCTGATACTTGAAGGTGCGGGCAATCAAGTCAGACAGTTAAACGCTTACTGCTGACGACCTACTCGTTCTTTAATCTCTTTGCGATTCTTACGGTATTCATCAGAAGTTATATTAGTGTAATCAAAATCGTTGTGTTGAGTAGCAGCACCTTGGCCACTACCTACTCCGCTTACCACGTTACTCTTGAAGAGACAACCATGGATAGCCGGAAGCTCTCGCATACGCTTTACAGCATCTGCTGGAGTGCGAAGAGTTCGTTCTTCTTCGCCTGTCTTTTCATTTATATCAGGGAAGTTGACCATGGGGGTCAATACACCATCAGTATCTTTCAACTCGGTATTTGGTCGAAGAAGGGCGACGATGTGCGAAGGGTTGAATACATCGGCTCCAGCCGCAGCGTCAACAAGAGCCCTGCTGACGGTCTCTTCTTTGAACTTGTTTTCCCAATGGTTGCCTCTCTGCACTGCAACCTTTAGTTCATTTTCGTATTTCTCTTCCGATGCTTTTCGATTGAATTCTTCGGTCGCCTCTTTTGTTCGCATTGAAGCCTGAAAGTCTTCATACTTAGTTTGAAGTGAATCTCTCTCTTCATTCGTAAGATTTTTACTTTTCAACAGCTCTGTGTAACTCGTTTCAAGTTGAGTGTACCGATCCTGATGCTTTCGCTTGTCATCAGCAAGAATCTTGTTTAGATCCCCTTGTGTGAATCGAGGTTCGTTGTCACCATCATTCGGAGGTGCAGCCGGAGGTGCAGCCGGAGGTGCAGCCGGAGGT